TGTAAATTCAACTAACCCCCTTCCCTCTCCCACTCCGATAGAAGAACAGTTGCTCACACTCATAGAGGAGCAGGGAAAGGCGTTGAAAGCGATAGACAAACGTCTGAAGGCTGTAGAGTTTACAGGAAAGACCCGGAAGGCAAAAGACGTCAATAGTGATTTCGATCTCGTTACTATAATCTCTTATTGCTTTCATAAGGATATACGGTTATCACCTAACCAGCGTTCTATATTGGCTTATGTGTGTGCAACCGCATGTAACAATGATAATATCTACTACCAACAGGACACCCACGGCAACAAATACCCCTCTTGGTTGATTGATAACGTGCTGGATAATGAACTAAGCGAATGTATAGAATAGTGACGTAGTAAATACCACTTTTAAAGTCGCAAAAAAGTAGAGAAAACATAAGTATTTTATAGAAAACATATATAAAAACTATATTTTTGCAGTCAAAAACCGCATCAATTATATATGTTTATTTATTGTTTTTCAGCGTTTTATATATAAGATAAAGCTCTGCATGGCAGTAAACACAGTTGACAACAACAAAAGGCGACAAGCAAGAAGCCAAAATTGAAGGTGGAGAAAATGAAGACGTCAAGTATGGTAAAAACACCTATGCCCTAGTAGTCAACATACGTGCGGCAAAAGGGCGCAAAAGACCTATCAGCGACAGTGATGGCGTAGTTGCTCACAATTATGCTGTTGCACTACAACCGGAAGATCCTGAAGTTCCCGGATTTTGCATGGAAAAGACAACGGTATCAGTTGAAGATACGTTTACTAGTGCAGATGGTGGTGTTTGGGCATATACGTTTGATGCCTTAAAATCTGCTGCTAATAAGAATCAAGTCCAATGGGGTAAAATTATTGTTACTCCTACAACAGGATCTCCTATTACAAAAATTGAATGTGACCCGGATGACGAAGATGGCGATGGAGACAAGTTTGAAGTTGCTCCTAATCCAGGAATAGGCGGATAAGTTACAATAGGTATATTTTTTATAGAGGCTCGTGCATCTATTAGGTGGATGCACACCTGCGGATTAAGCACACACAGGCGTGCGTCGCTCTACCAGAGTGAAGGGGATGGTGCAGGCCCATCAATCCGCTCTAAAAATCATGAGTTGATTTGTTTTCATGTCTGAAATTGGCAGTCTGTGAAGATAGCCATTTTATTTTCTAAAAGTAATAGTATATGGTCGAAAATAGAAAAATAATAGAAATGAATATCGCTGATACCATAATGGAAAGACCATACGGCTTTCGGGTCAATAAGCGACATTTTTATCTATATCCAATAACTTTGGGCAAAACATATCTACTTTCAAGGCTCATTGAAAGCCTTGATATGAAGGCTGATATTATTAAAGCAAACCCATATATGGAAGCATTAAGATTATGCCAAGAAAAAAAAGAGATTGTTTGCCAGCTATTATCTTACCATACACTCAACAAGAAAGAAGAACTATTTAATAACAGAATTGTAAATAGCAGATGCCAGTTTTTGAGGAAAAATCTTTCAAATGAAGAAATGGCTCAACTTCTTGTTATGGTTCTTACTAAAGATAATACAGATGAGTTTATCAAATATTTCGGGATTGACCGGGAACGTAAAGAACTAGCTAAAGTTTCAATGATAAAAAACAAGAAAGGCAATTCCATCACTTTTGGCGGTAAAAGCGTATTTGGTTCTTTAATATTACCAGCATGTGAAAAACTCAACATGACTCCACAGCAGATTGTATGGGAAATTAGTTTTTCATTTCTTCAAATGCTGATGGCAGATGCTATTACTTCCGTATATCTTACTGACGAAGAAAAGAAAGAAGCCCGTATTTCCAATGACAGGACATTTGTCAATGCAGACGACCCGAAAAACATGGAAAAGATAAAAGCTATGAGATGGGACTAAATACGACCAATAGAACAAAAAGCAAAAATAGAAGGCAAAAAAATCACGAGGGTTATATAAAAATCCTCGTGATTTATTGGTAAAACTGAACAATTTTAAAATAATTACTCTAAAGTTATTGTAGTATTGTTAGCTACTGATGCATCAAACTCATAACCTATTTTCATTTCAGCTTTAGATCCACAAGGAAGAGGAATGCAAGTACAACAAAATATAACAACAGATAATGGAGTTCTGTTTTTCCCTGTTATATATACTTCAGAGGATGAAAAGTTGACATTATCTCCAGATGGAAGAGTTAAATAACGTAGTTTAATACCTAATCTTCCTTTGGTTCCAAACCATGCCGATCTTTTTGCTTCATACACTATCCCCTTAGCTATAGTGCCAGCTGGAATAGCTACTATTTTATCTACAATAACATCCCTAGAAACTTTAAAATCGATATTCTGTCCTTCATGTACTTGAGAGGCTCTAACATTACTTATGGCTTCCAAAGGAACAACAGTACCAGCTTTAATGATGACTTCTTTCTTTTCTTGAGCAAACCCCATTATTGAATACACAAACACTGCTAGTAAGAATAAAATTTTCTTCTTCATAATTATTGAGTTTTAATTTTCACAACTTTTCTATTGCCATTTTAAGTGATTCTTCAAGTCTATCCGCATATTTGAATATGTCATCTATGCTATCAATTTGAATCCAGTCGCAGCTTTTGTACCTGTCTACTGGTATCCCAATTCGTTTCTTTCTTGCACCAATGGAAATGCGGCATATCCAGAACCATTCGCTGCTATCGAGATTAACAACGAAATATGTTTTATAGTCTTTATAAGTTATACGTGCGGCATCTATACTTTTTCTTAAGATACTCCTCACAATATTGTAGGCGTCCAATTCTTCCTGTGTAGTTATAATACCGGAGTCCTTGTCCATGTGCACAACTCCTTCTGGGAGTTTATCGCCTATATCTTGTCGGGGGGAATCTGGCAAACTTTCCTCTTCGAAAACTTCATCATCAGCCTGTTCATCGTTCTTCATAGCTGTATTAAGCCTGTCAGATATTATGTCATTGACAACACTAGACATTGATTTCTTCACAAGTGGCGTGAACATCTCAACAACTTTCTGGGTTATTTGCCCTGTTGTGTATACCTGTTTAGCAAAGAATTTCACAAAATCTGATGACGGTGAAACAAATTCACTATTCAAGATTGTCTTTATTTCTGTCGTGTATTTAAGTTTGTTCGCAGTACTTAAAATATCGTTTTCATTGTAATAAGATTTGTGAAACTTCTTCAACTGTTCTATATCTGCGTCCGAAAGCTCCAGCATATTCACAACAAGAAAAGGTTTCTCATCCATAATGTTTACCTTTTCCAGATCAGTATAAAAACGATATTCTATACCATTAGTAAGCACTCCAAAACGTGCGTTAGAAGCGACAAAATACTTTTGTAATTGAGTATCATGCAAGTTTAAATCTTGTTTACAATGTTTGCACTCAATAAGAAGAATCGGATTTTCATCCTTCATTATAGCATAATCTATCTTCTCCCCTTTCTTCTTTACTAAGTCGCAATCCATTTCAGGCACAACCTCAAAAGGGTTAAAAACATCGTAGTCTAAAGCAGCTATCATCGGCATAATGAAAGCATTTTTTGTCGCTTCCTCTGTAGCTATCCTATCTTTCTGTTTCTTTATATTGTCAGATAGCTGCATGATTTTGTCTTTAAAATCCATTACTCTATTTATATTGTTGTATATGTGCAAATATATTTAATACATCAATGCAAACAAAATTAAAGATAAAAAAATAAACTTTTAAGGATGTTTTAATAACAAATATAGCACACAAAGAAGCATATTTTGTATATTTGCAATGCCGTGTGATGTTGCACGGAACTATTTCTATCGAAAAGACTTATGGCTGGATTACACTTCGATATTACCGGTGACAACTCCAACTTTATACGGAAACTACACGAGTGTGAAAACGGAGTAAAAAACGCTTCCAAACAAATAGAACAAAGCGGGTTAGGCATTGAAGATTTGTTTAACCGTATGACAAGAGCTGCAGCAGCTTTTGGAGCAGGATTTACGGCAAAAGAATTAATTTCAAATATTGCGAAGGTTCGCGGAGAGTTCCAACAATTGGAAGTCGCATTTAAAACAATGCTTGGCAGTGAAGATAAGGCGAATGCCCTCATGCAGCAACTTGTAAAGACAGCAGCTACTACCCCATTCGACCTTCAAGGCGTAGCAAATGGAGCTAAACAACTTCTTGCTTATGGAGAAAATGTTGAAAACGTAAATGACGATTTAATACGTTTAGGAAACATTGCTGCCGGTTTATCCCAGCCTCTCGGAGATATCGTTTATCTTTATGGTACTACTATGACCCAAGGTCGTCTATATACACAAGACCTGAATCAATTCACAGGGCGTGGTATTCCTATGATTCGCGAATTGGCAAAAGTGTTCGGAGTAGCAGAAGGAGAAGTAAAAAGTTTAGTTGAAGCAGGAAAAGTAGGATTTCCAGAAGTCCAGAAAGTTATCCAGAACCTTACAAATGAAGGAGGAATGTTCTACAACCTTATGCAAGAACAGTCCAAGACAATCACTGGTCAGATTTCCAATATAGAGGATGCAATTTCTACCATGTTTAATGAAATAGGGAAAGCTAATGAAGGTATTATTAATGATGCTTTATCCGGGGTTTCCTATCTTGTTGAAAACTATGAGAAAGTAGGACGAATATTAATAGAAATCGTAGGGACCTACGGGGCATATCGCACCGCTTTAATGGTAACTAATGCCTTGCAAGCTTTACAAGCATCAGGTATTACAGCTTTAACAGCTAAAGAAACAGCTCACTATGGATGGTTAGTCTTGACAAAAAAAGCGCAAGATGCATTGAATTTATCAATGCTGAAAAATCCCTATGTATTAGCAGCAGCTGCTATCGCTGGATTGGCATACGGCATTTATAAACTTGCCACTGCAGAAAGTGAGACAGAAAAAGCCATCCGTGAAACAAATAATGCTCTTGAAGCTCAAAAAAGCCACTACGACGATCTGAAAAATAAAGCAGGAGAACTATCCAATATTCTAAGTAATGAATCCAAATCTATAGAAGAACGCTTCATCGCATATCGCCAATTACAGCGTTTAATGCCTGAAGTATTTCAAAATATGGATTGGGAAACAGCAAAAAGAAAAACAAATGCCGAATTAATCAAACTGGAAACAGATGAAATGTTGCGCCAACAACGTATTGGTTTAAAGACCAAAGTTGTAATGTCACAACAAAAAGTACAAGGCCTAGAAAATAGTATAATCAGAACTACAAACAGAGGGGGATATACTGGTGCACTAAAAGAAGATTTAACTGCCGCTAAAAAAGAACTTGAGATTTATACAAAAGCTTTAGAAGATTTTGAAAAAGCTGATGAGCAAGCTAAAAAAGAGGCCGAGAAACCTGTTATATTCAATAAGAAATATTGGGAAGATCAAAAGAAAGAAGCTGAAGATGCCTTAAATTCTATAGCATCTTCTCAAAAAAAAATGTTGGATGCTGGTAAGTTTGAAGGAATTGACGCTTCCGTTATAAAATCCTATAAAGATAACACTAAGAAGCTAAAAGAGGCAGAAAAAGAATTAAAAGTCTATGACTCTTCTTCCAAGCGAGAATCCGCTGCTGACAAGCAAAAAAAAGAACAACAAAAGACAGCCGAAGAACTTTTGTCGCTTCGTCGCCAAAATCAACAAGCGGAAATCAATCTTATGAAGGAAGGCACAGAGAAAAAGCTAAAACAGATTGACCTTGACTATCAAAAAGAACTTGACGCCATCAAGAAACAAGAAAAAGATTTGAGTGAAAGACAGGGTGGAAAGTTGACTTCGGAGCAGTCTATTGAAATTTCCGCTCGTTATACCAACGCTGAAAACAAGAGAGACAAAGCAATTGCTGATGTAACCAAGGAACAACTTAAAGCCGAACAACAGGCTTTAAATGATTATTTGAAAGAATATGGAACATTCCAGCAACAGAAATTTGCCATAGCACAGGAATATGCTGAAAAGATAAAAAAAGTACAAGAAGAAAGTGGAGCAAATAGTGCGCAAGTTAAGTTATTAGAAAAGCAACGTGACGTTGCCATCCAAAACAAGGAAACCGAAGCTATAAAAGCCAATATAGATTGGGTTACTGTATTTGGTGAATTTGGGAGCATGTTTAATGATATGATTAAACCTGCACTTGAAGAAGCAAAGAAATACGTCCAAACAGATAAGTTTAAAAGTTCAGACCAAGACAGCCAAAAAGCATTAATCGATGCCATCAACCAAATGGAGCAATCTTTAGGCGGAGCTGGTGGTTTAAACTTCAAGAAGTTAGGTCAAGACATAAAAGCATATCAACTAGCTGAACAAAATCGTCTTGCTGCTATTGAGGAAGAGACTATGGCTCATGACAAGTTAGCCAAAGCCCAAGATGATTACACCAAAGCGTTAAAAAGTGGAACAGAAGAGGAGAAAAAAGCAGCTCAAAATGCTTTTGAGATAGCCCAACAAAATGCAAATGCAGCATCTATGAACGTACAAGCTCAAACAAGTGCTGCCAATGAAATGCAACAAAGCCTAACTAACACCGCAACAGCTTTAAAGGCTAATATGGAAAATGTAACGAGTGGATTACAGAAGTTATCTTCTGGAGGCATTAAAAATGCCTACGAAGGATTGTTGCAAATTGGTAAAGGAGCCGGAGGAGCTATGGAAAAGTTTGCTGATAAACTTGATAAAGTTCCGATTGTCGGTTGGATCATATCAATCATTGATGTGTTTAAGGATGGACTTAGTAATTTTGTTGGAACTTTGCTGGATTCAGTATTCAATGCAGTTAGTGGAATTCTTAGCGATGTTTTATCCGGTGATTTATTTGTCACATTAGGCAAATCCATACGGGATGGCGTAAGCAATATTTTTAATGCTATTTCCTTTGGCGGATTTGACTCTCTGATAAACAAGATTAGCGGAAGCAATGCTAAAGAAGTGCAAGAGGCGATCGACAGATTAACAGACCGAAACGGAACATTAGAAAAATCGATTGACCGATTAACTGATGTAATGGATAAGTCCGCAGGTTCCAAATCTATATCGGCATATGAACAAGCATATAAATATCAAAAAGAACAGATTGATAATACTCTCAAAATAGCACGTGAGCAAGCTAGATACAGCAATTCGCATCATAGCTGGCAATATTATATGAAATGGAATGACGAACAACTACGTTGGGTTCGTGAAAATGTGGATAAAAATTTCTCCGGTACTAACTCGTTATGGGGACTAACACCCGAACAAATGAGAGAGCTTCTTAGTAATGCTGATATATATGAGCAAATTAAGAGTTCCGGCAAAGGCGGATATGGAGAACGTGTAATGGAAAAGCTTGAAGCGTATGCCGACCAAGCTGGAAAATTAGATGAGTTAACAGAGAAAATCAATGAGTCTCTGATGCAAATTTCTTTTGATGGTTTGAGAGATAACTTCTTGGAATCATTAATGGATATGGATAAGGATGCTAAAAGCTTTTCTGAAGATTTCTCCGAATATATGCAACGTGCACTACTTAATTTCTCTATGGGAGAGTTGTTTGATGATGAATTGAGAGAATGGTATAATGGCATTGCAAAACTGATGAAGGAAAATGGAGGAAAACTTACTAAGCAACAGTTGGAAGATGCTAGAAAAGAATACGATGCAATGGTCCAAGACGCGATAAATGAAAGAGATAAGATTGCTGAAATAACAGGATATACAGGTTCTTCCTCTTCATCCCAAGAAGCCTCAAAGAAAGGCTTTGCCACTGCGTCGCAGGATTCAATCGACGAACTTAACGGACGTTTCACCGCTTTGCAAATTGCCGGAGAAGAAATAAAGAATCAAATGATAGCTGTTGTGGTTGGGGTTAATTCCCTTATAGGAATCTCATCTGCCGGTAATGAAACATTAAGCAACATTCTCAATCAGCACGTTATAACAAACAGTTATTTAGAGGACATTACTAAATATACTAAACTTTTGAATGATATAAGAGCTGATATTTCAGAGGTTAAAGTCAACACTAAAGGTTTATCAACTCGTTGATATTGAACACTATAAAATATAAGAATATGCCTAAAGGTGAGCTTTTTATAAACAACAAAGATTCCTACGATAGCTGGGGGATTAGTATGGACACGTCTTCCCTATCAGCATTGATGACCCCTGCACCTAATAAGGAGTTCATAGAGAACAAGTCAAGATTAGAACACGGAAAGCGTATAATAACCGCTAATCCTAAAATGGACGAACGTAATCTTACTTTGACCATTCATCTCACAGCTAAAGATGAAGATGATTTTTTCGAGAAGTACAACAATTTTTGTAAAGAACTTGCTACCGGTATATTAAATATTAGGACAAAGTACCAACCTAATATTATGTACCGTACAGTATATCTCTCATGTAATCAGTTCACACAGTTTATGAGAGGCATAGCTAAGTTTTCACTAAAGTTAGTTGAATATAATCCATCGCCTGAAAATCGTACAATTTAACGTTTTAAGTGGCATAGTTTATTTCACTTTTATTATCTTTGCATAAACATCGTATGAAGGTATACGAAACTTATGATAGACATCAAAGACATATCCGGCAACATTCGCTTTTCGACTCCTATCAATGAGGGTTCGAAAAGACATTTCCTTTTGATGCAGGAAGATTATATCACTTTGCTATTTAGCCTTTCTAATCCAGTTTATTTCAAACTAGGCGACTATGTAGACAATGAGTTGGGAATATTCGAGTTAGTAGACTTGTATAAGCCTACCTACAATACAACTACAGGTGCATACGACTACGAACTCCGCCTTGATGCTTATTACTGGAAATGGAAGAACAAGAAGTTCTTCTATACACCGGAAACCACCGGACGCGAAGCCGCATGGAATCTTACCGCTACCCTTGACAAGCATTTAAATGTTTTTCTGGATAACCTGAAAGCTCTTGGATATAAATTCAGGGATCTGGATTTTACTTGGGACATTGACAGCACAGTAGAAAACACTTCCAAGCTCGTTTCCTACGATAACGTAAATCTGATCGACGCTCTCACACAGATGGCGGAGACTTGGGAGTGTGAATGGTGGATAGAGAATCATAAGATTTGCTTCGGGCGTTGTGAATATAGTTCTCCTGTTGATTTTAAAGCCGGTGATTTGACAGACACAGAAAATGTGAATGTCAACAGCATGACACGCAGCGACAGCCAGACCACTTATGCGACCCGTATCTACGCTTTCGGCTCCACCCGCAACATTCCTTCCAGCTACCGGAAAGATTTGATATTCGACGTAAAAGAGGTTAATGGACGTAATATATCCGATACGTCAAGACCGCTCAAAATAAACTACTTTCCGTCACGAGTTACGTATAAGGAAGACTATACCGCTAGTAGCAACGAAGGCAGCGGTTCTTTTACTCCCTCTTATACAGAATGGACGCTTGATAAGACTTTAGCTTCATCAGCCAAGGGTGGTTCTTATAAAGTTGTTTCGGGAGGAATTTCAATCAATATATCAACAGCCGTTCCGCAAATAGGGAACCGTGCTTTTCTACCGGCAGGAGATTATATATTGAAGGCGTCATATATCTATAATGTTTCCGGGGAATCAAAAGAGGTGATTATTGGTAATCAGACCGTTTCATTAGCCCAAAATCAACAATATGAGATTGTGTCTAAAATACAGGTTCCCGACACGTTGGTTATCGGCAAAAACAGTTCTGATTTAAAAGTAAGGGTATACGTTCATGTACCAGCTCCAGCTTCTTCCGAGCTGTTATCGACTTTTCAGGCGTATGTAACATACGATATTAACGTGTATGGCGGTTCTTCTGCAACGACTTCCGTAACATTCCTTTCCGGTGCAAATGCCGGACAGACTTTTGCTGCTGTTTACAATCCCGACCTTTTAACCGGTGACGCAGCAAACATTATCCAGTTACCGGAAGGTGTAACCGCCTCTTTAGGTAATCGGTACACCATTAACAACATCATAAGCGGTAAAGTCCCCGATAACTACTTCAGTAAGGATGACAAGAAAATGACCCTTAACGGAGTTGTTCAGAAACGTCTTATGCTCCCGGAGGGCATTTCTTATGTAGATGCTTATAAATACAACCCGACTGGTGAACGTATCAACATCGGAGATGAACGCTATAATGATCCGGGTAACGTGGAAATGCCGGAAGAGGAGGCAATCGAAGAGATCGTTATATTTGAGGATGAATATCCCCAATACAAGGGCACAATATCCAGTGTCATCCACGATGACAAGGTAGACGATAACGATAAGGAATATCGGATCTATAATTTCAAAGATACGGGACTGAAGAACTTTACAGAAGATTTTAGGCTGGATGGTGAGGAACTTCACATGATATTCCAAACTGGCAAGCTTGCCGGGATGGACTTTGCTATCAATATTGTAGAAAGCGATAACACCGGAACAACCTTCGAAATTGTCCGCAATGAGGATTACGGTCGCTTTCTTCCGGATGATGTTCTTTATCCGCAAACCGCACACATGGAGGACGGTGAAGAAGTCCCCGCAGACACATATATCCTTTACGGCTTTGATACCGCATACATCTCCGAACAGATGTTGCCGGACGCAGAGCAGAATCTACTCAAAAAGGCAAAGGAATACGTAAAGAAATCCATGATTGACCCGTCCACCTACGATTGTGAGATGGATGCTGATTTCATCTACAATAAGGGTAATATCCGTACATACGAAGTCGGGGCTAAGATCAATCTGATAAATAAGGCATTTTTCCCGGAAGGCAGACAATCAAGAATAATCGGTTTCGAGTGGCCGCTGGATATTCCTTACGATCACCCGATTTATACAGTTGGAGAGACGGCTTCATATTCCCGTATCGGTGAGATAGAGAGCAAGCTTGATTCCCTTACTTACAAGGGACAAACCTATTCCGGCTCTGCCGTTGGAGGCGGTGGAACGAGTGTGTATGTTATTGGGGTTAATGACAAGACAATCCCGTCTGACAGAAACGTATTCTCCGCAAAGAGAGCGCTTCAGGAGATTATAGCTTATGCTATAAGTAAGACGAAAGATGACACAGCCCTAGGGCTTATTTCATTTCTGAACGGCATTAATGTTACCAAAGGTATTGTAACGGACACGATAACTGCAACAGAATTGAGCAGCAATATCGTAAAGGTACTTGATAAGCTTACAGCCAATAATGCCGCTTTCTCCGGAAATATATCTTCTGTTGATTATGCTGAAAAGTTACTTGGCTGGCTGATAACCCCAT